ACAACCACAAGTTAGCCCAACATTGTCTGACACAACAGGTCAATCAGTTAAAGCTTCAGTTGGTGTAGTTGATGCATATTTCAATAATCCTACAGCTGGTGCTGGTTTCCCTGCAACTAACTCTAACACATATAGTGTAGTTGGTGGTAATACAGCTATTATTGGTAAGCAAGTATTAGCACAAGTTGCTATCGGTATCAATGGTACAGGTACATTGTATGCGTCAACCGGTAATGCTAACGTATTCGGTACAGGTACTGACTTTGCTAACACATTAAGTGCTGGATCTACTGTTCAAGTTGCTGTTGCTAATATCAATGGTTCAACTGACTTTGTAAGTTTAGGTACAGTAAGTGGTTCAGTTGCAGGCTATGCTAACATTGAGTTGTCAAATGCTACTGCTACAGGTAACTTCTTGACTTCTGTTGGTAACGCACAAACATTGTTCGCAAGTCAACCAGTTGTATTGTCAGCAAACATTGGTGGTCTAGTTGCTGGTCAAACATATTTCGTTAAGACTATTGCCAACGCAGCCGCATTCAGTGTTTCATTGGCAGCAGGCGGTGCTAACGTTGCTCTTACCGACGAAGATGCAGAATCTTACGCAGTTCAAGACCGTGTTGTATTGACAGCTAATGCAGCCGTAAATGCTACATCTGCAAGTTTTGTATATGCAAATGATGAAGCAGGTTACATTGTTCGTCAAAAAGGTAAGCAGAAATATCTGGTAACAGGTGGTACAACTGGTCTAACAGCACAATGCTATATGGCTAATGTTGCTAATACAGCACTAACACCAAATACAATGCGTGTTCTTGCTACATATGCTAATAGTTCTACACAAACTGTACAGAGCTTAAGTGACCATAATGGTGAGTTGTTCACAGCTACATCAGGTCCTATTGCTACAGGTAATATTGTTCTTGCTAATGCTACTCCAGTTACTGTAACATTCAATACAGCGGCTGCGGCAAATGCTGACAATGGTCAACCTTACGAACTAGTAACTATCGCTAGCGCATAATCATGGCAGCAACTAAAGCAGTTAACTTTAAAACAGAAACTGAAGTTGCTGTTTTACAAGTACAGGTAGAAAACATCACAAATGATATCAGCGAAATTAAAGCTGATATCAAAGAAGTTAATGCCAGTATTACAAAGAACAATGAAGATACTCATAAGTTTCTTAAAGAAATGAAAGAAGCTAGTGCGAATGCTCACAAAGCAATGTCTGACAAAATTTCTGCATTAGAGAAATGGCGATGGATGATGATGGGAGCAGGAGTTGTTCTAGGAACACTGGGATACGACACAGTAGCAAAACTACTAAAATAAAAAAAGAGACTTAGGTCTCTTTTTTTGTAAGTGATTTTAATTTCTTTTGTACAACATCAAAGTTTACTGTACTAAACAATCCAGGATGTAATGGTTTAGGATATTGATTATCCCCTACCCATGCATATCCGCAATGTTCATAGTTTAATATAGGCATAAATTCTTCATCTATTGCACAAAAAAATGTATGATATGTAAAGGTATTATTTACAAACTTTTGTATTGGTACAAGTTTTGCATTGTTTGGGAAATGCCCAATTTCTTCACAACATTCTCTTGCAATGCCCTCAAGCAATGTTTCATCTTCTTCTATTTTACCGCCCGGTATTCCCCAGTTGCCCGGATTTTTATTATCCGTTCTAAGTAAATATAGAAATCGTTGTGTGTTCTTAGCGTAAAAGAAGACGCCTGCAGATATATTATTCATATGCTAAGATTATTATAGCACATACATGGTTAAATTACAATACTATAATCACCTTGACCGTACCAACCTTCCCAACTCTTCATCCAAGCACCTTCATTATTTACATAACGATATTGGATTCCAGTTGTTAAATTGGTAACATATTCTACTGTAGTAGCTTGTGCGCTATCAAATGATACAAACCACTCTCCTGTATCACCATCATATTCAATAATATCATTGGCATATGCTACTACATTTCCCCATGCAATAGTAGTATCACCTTCACTACCGATATTATCTACAATAAGATATCTCATTCCATTTTCTGCCGGAGGTAACCCTGCGTTTGGTCCTGTGACTAGTGGGTTAATCACGCTGTCTACAGGAGCCAATGTGTTTTGTGGCAGGGTGTCCGGATCAATACTATAAATTAATAATCTATCATCTACCGGATCAGGTACTATTGTACCTACAATCTCAGTATCCATATATGGATTTTGTAACCATATCTGACTAATGCCAGGGCGTACAGTTCCATATACATTTAATAAACTACTCCAATATAAACTTGTATTGGGGTTTGGTGGCAAATCTAAATCTTCATTGTCTGGATAAAAGTCTTGATTTGCTGGTAATAACTGTAAACTATTACCTATCAATAATAACTTATAACCATATGGGGTAATCTTTTGACGAGTACCTAATAACAAGTCATCATCTTGTATATCAGTTAATGCATTACCTTTAAAGATACTTGCAATAATCTTTTCAATAACACCCATCTTCTTAAGTTTAGCCGCATTGCTAATCCAGATAGGCATGTAAAACTTCCAAGTTAATACATCGATTGGATTACCAGTACCTTGTGGTATGCTACGAGATGAGAATGTTAATCCATCTTGGTATACAACACTTAAACTAGTCCAATCAATAAAGTTATCAGTGCTTTGTATCTCTAATGAAGGATTAAACAATGTACCTAACTGTTCGATTAGTTCTAACTTTTGATTATAGTTCGTAGTCCAAAAATCAACACTAATACGTAATGTATAGGGAACTGGCATTAATCGTTCAACTGTAAATGCTTGACCTTGTACTGTTTCATAACTTTGTGTATCTGCGTTATATGAACGTTGACGAACTTGAACTTTATCAATAAATGTAGGGTCTTGTGTTCTACGTTGGTCATATTCCAAACCAGTGATATAGAATGTAATCAACGGTGCACTTGGTAAGTTACTTGCGCTGTTATTAGCAATGATTGTACTAGCTTGACGACTACTATCACCATACATCACTGGTACACGTACAAGAATATCATTACCTGCAGGATCTTTGCCTTTAGTTACTTGCCAGTTACTAAAGATTTTTGCAAACTGTATTAAGAATCTGCGTACCTGATTATCGTAGAAGAATTGTGCCATTTATTAAATTACCGGTGGTATTGGATCTGGTGCTATTGTTAAGATAGTTGATAGACCTTGCTTCTGTGGTATCTGTGTACCACTAGTTGTAGTAGTAACATTACTGTTATTTATGAAGCTAGATTGTTGTGACAAATCTTGTTCAGTAAAGCCTGTTTGTGTTCTGACGTTTTTAGATATACGAACCCATAGTCTACCGTCCCAACGATATAATAGTTGTGGAAGATAATCTGTACGTAAGAAGTAATCTCCTACTTGTGGGTTTTGCGGAAACGCAATACCTGCACCAGTTGGGAATCCGTTTGGTGCTACATCAGTTCCGTCTAAGTAACCAGTTGTGTATCCAAAGCTACGTGGGCTACTACGTGCGATATATTGGAATCTAGGATCAGCATCAGCACGATAGTCCATTGTATTCGGACCATATGGTTCTGTTCCTGTAAAGCCTGGAGCTACTGGATCTTGGTCAGCAGTTGCATATGTGTTATCAGCAGTACCATATGGTCCAGTTACTGGTCCAGTTGGTAATATCGTTAATACTGTTTCTCCCTCTACTGGGCCTGATCCACTACCTATAAGTTGCGGAGCATAAACAGTTGTTTCTAAATTCATTTGATTGAATGCTTGCAATGGATTGTCAAGCATATCAACAGTCATATCCCAGATACTAGTTACGACAGCTTTGGGTATTCGTAATACTGGACTAGGATTTTTATATCTATTATTGCGTATTAGTTCTACAGTACCAGTAACCGGAGCTCCGTTATTGTTAGCTAATACATCGATAGGTGGCGCCGGCTGATTATTTTTACCGGATAACTGTGTATTACTTTCAAACTCACCATATGTAGGAACAATATATAGATTGCTTCTATCATATCCAGCTTTAGGTACCAATCTTTCTGCTTCATCCAATATAGCATTATTGATTTGTAGATTTTTGTTATATGTAGCAAGAATATCTTTAAGATTCTGATTAGGATCAAGTTCCCAAAATACATCATTTGGCGGAGTAATACCAATTGGAACTTCTTGTTTACTGATATAGTTTTTATCACCATAACTAATAACATAACCAGCTGGATATACTTTATTAGCTTCCCATAATCCAAGATAGTTATCTGTATTAATAGGCTGTTCTAATATCTGGCTAAACTCTTGACTATCAACTAATGGTTCACATTTAATACGCCATAAATGCGGATACCAAGTTGGGCTAAATCCTTCACTAGCAAAGTTACCATCAGTAATCTGA